TCCTCGTGTTTCGCCTTCGCTGTCTTCGTCTTTTAGGAGTTCTTTGATCCCTTCTGGGCCGTAGAGGTCGTAGTACATTTTGACGAGCTGGTGGCCCCCTTCAACATCGTAAAGCTTGGAGTAGAGCCTCTTGTATAGCTTCATCTCTTTGGTGACTGGGTCATAGCTTTTGAGAAAGTCGAGCTTGTCTTTGTTGGGCTTCCAGTCGCATTTAAGGAGTTTTTGGGCTGTAGTGTCATCTATGCTTTCTCGTGTGTCTTGTAGCACTCTTGAACGCTTTGCGATGTCTATTGCCTGCCCTGCGGTGTATGGTTCTTTTCTGCTTTTGTCGATGTCTTGAGGCATGCCTATAGCCCATGCCAGGACCTCACCATCCTTCTCTTGTTTGATGATGATCTCTCCAACCCAGACTGTGAGTATGTCTCCTGGTTCTGCCTTAAAGTTAGCGTTCATGGACCATTTGAGGTCCACGTACTCTTTGCCCTGAAATTCTGTCGTGTTTTTGAATTTCAAGCTCCCTGGGAGGAGTCCGCAGCGGAAGGAGTACGAACCGTTCTTATTTTTTCTTGTCTCGAGGACTATCACTTTCAGTTCTGCTGCGAGCTTAACCTTAGCGAGGGCGTCTGTGCCGCCCTTTAGATTGTAGGGAGCCTCAAGATCCTTCACTACAATGCCCTCGCTTAAGTAGACTTTGGAGTACTTGTTCCAGGCTTTTTTAAGGTCCTCCATGGATTTCACAGGCACCTGCTCTGTGATATCAAATATCTTAGCTCCACCTACCTTGAGGTCCTTGAAATACTTACTATAGAGCTCTTCCAATGCTTTCCTCCGCTCTCTGAACGGTTTTTCGTGAATGTCTCCACCAGCATCCTCTATATACAGAGCATCAAAAAGTGTGATGATTGGGTGCGCTCCAGGAGGAATTTCTGGCTTCTTTGCAGTTAAAGTCATCAGCTTAGTTCTTGGCCAGCGTTTACCGCCCTCTACGATGCCGACATCGCAATCAAGGATAAAATCAGTGTCTATCTTTTTGAGGGCTTGCTCCAGGCCCTGGATTTTGTCTACTTTTTCACCTTCGCTATCCTCGAATCGTAAGCTTACCTTGCCCCCTCTTTTTTGCAGTATTGCTCTGAATCCGTTTAGTTTGACCTCGGCGACACTATTAGGGTGCTTTTTCAGCCATGCTTCTAGCTCTTCTGGCTTGAATGCTTCTGTGCCGGCGTTGTACAGCTTCATCGCTGGTTTCTGGGGTGTGAAGTCGTAAGTCACCGGCTGCAAGGCTTTGCTTAAGGGTTTTTTGAGTATGCCTCGCACATATTTAAGCTTGCCCTTCGTTGTCTCCTCTAATTCTACTATTTCGAATTTTGGCCTGTTTTCTCTGAGCTCATCGTTAGCCCAGAAGTAAAATGACTCTTTCACCCAAAATGATTTATGGTCTGGGTGTGCGAAGGCTCCAGGCCCTTCAGCGCTTGGGACTTCAAAAATGAACAGTCCTCCGGGCTTTAGGACCCGGTGGATTTCACTCATGATCTTCTCTTTGTCGCTAAGGTGTTCTAGGACGTGGAATGCGAGCACTTTGTCCACAGAATTGTCATCGAAGGGTATGCCGTCCTCTAAGTCGTGCAATATGTCAGGTTTGCATTCTTTGTTCTTATCTATGCAAATGGCGCCCTTGTGCTTGTTCTTGCCACAGCCCAGCTCTATGACTACCTGCTGCTCTTTACCTTTCAGCCTTGATATGATACTCTTGATCTTGTTTGTGAGCTTCTTTTTGAGCTCTTCGATCCTACTCGTGGATTTTTTTCGCAAAACAAGGTCGTAGAGTGGGATGTAGTCATCATGTGGTCCCTGTGGGTTGTTTATAATGTGAATGGTGGCCTCTTTCCTTGGGGTTATTGCTTTGCGGAGTGGTAAATAGATATTTTCGTATTGGATGTGATATTTGCCGTCTTTGAGGTCAGAGCGCACAAGAATATCAACGTCATTGTAATCGTCCCTCTTCACGCTGGAACCAACCACAGAGACGAAATCAGGCGTGACCACTATCTCATCTAGCAGCTTATCAAAGTTTAAGGGCGTTTTCGCCTTCTCTCTAAGCTCCTTATCGAGCTCGTCATGTTCATTATGTTCCATGCCCCTCCGTTGCATCTCCGCAACTATCAAGTGATGAGCGTTGACCAAATCCTCCAGATTGATCTCTTCGCCACCCTCCTCCTTGATTTGAGGATATAACTGGTGGCAGCGGCGGTGCAGATTCAAAAGCTCTTTATCGTCGACTTCTTTCAGCCGATCTGGGGTGATTTCTTTGATTTTCATGATCAGACGCCCTCCTATCCTATCTTCGTGGCAGCTGGAGCCAGCTGGTGTCTTTTGGGGCTACGGGGACTATCGTACATCTACAGTTGGGATGCATTGGGATTAGAGTCTTTAGTATTGGATCGGAGGCGTTGAAGATCCTCCCTTCGTATTTTAGGCATCGTCCGCAGACTTTGGAGTCACCTGCGGTCACGTACATGACTTGTGAGACTCCGGCGGCTTGGAAAGCCTCTAATTTGGCTGTTTGGGTTGCTGCTGCGAGCTCTGTCCTTGCAATCCGCTCAAACTGGTATGATACTTTTGTCCATTCTTCTCCGCCGGGTTTTAGCCTGGACAAGATCCTTTGGGCGATGTCTTGGGCTGCGACTTCTCGCGTTTTGAGTTCGGCGATTGTGTCCCCGAGATTTTTAGCCATTCGTCGGGGGAAGGCTTGTAAGGCCGGCCTGGCATATTCTTGGAAGCGTGCGTTGATCTTTCGCGGATCAACGTCTGGGATTTGGTAGGCTGATGGTCTAAGGTTCAATGATCGCAGTAATGATTCGAGGGAGGATGTGTAGGTTTTTTCCAGCGTGCCGGCCATTCGAGTTCTGAGGGTTTGGTCCATGCGGGTCATTCTGCGGTCGTATAGGCTTGCAATCGCAAGAATCAAGAATATGTCTTCTCTATCGAGATCAAGAAGCTCCAGCTCTCCTATGAGGCTTTCATGTTCTTCTGTTTCTTCTGTTTCTTGTTTTTCTGTCTTGATCTGGTTTCGGGCCCATCGGTTAACAAGTTCTTCGATGGCGGGGTAGATTTCTGCAGCCATCTCTTCGACAGCAGCCAGGATCTCTTTGGTTCCTTGTATGACGAGTTGCCTGGTCCTGCGGTAATCGGTGGATGGTCTGATGAGCGGTTTGGCCTTGCTGCGCATTGCGATGATCTTCAATTCGCGGATGGCGTCGTTTATGTCATCTATCAACTCTATCATGGATTCTCCTCAAGCCTCTTCTCGATCCGAGATTTCAAGGTTTCAAGGGTTTCGATTATCTTGTTGACGGCTTCTTCTTCTCTTGGAGCCTCTACTGGCTGGCCTCTGATGTAATGGCAGTTCATGAGCGGGTGATCTGAGGGTTGGATGTTGTACCGGCTGCTAAATCGCTTAATAAGCTCATTTGGAGTCATAGCGCCGGCTTCGAACAATTTCAGACAGTTTTGCAAGTCTTCATCGTCCTCTTCAATATCAACATTTCTGAACCTAAACTCCCAATCTTGCGAGTTAAAGCCTCTAGGGTCTCTGATTACGAATCTGTTGATCGCATCTTCCCAAAGTCGCTGACGGTGCTGTATTATGCCTTTTTTGTAGTTAATTCGCATTACCTTGGCGGTATTCCCGCCAAGGGAGCCTATTTGCATTACAGCGACGCGATAGGGGTCCACTCCGTGCGCCGATATGATCTCGTCCCTGTTATCAAGACCGTACAGGCGAAAGCTGGCCTCTTTGGTCTCTACAGCGAGTCTTTCGAATTCTACTTTGATGTTTGAGTCTTTCTCGCCCGGAATCGCGAGTATTAGCGGGGTGTGGGGATTTCTGACGATTTCTTTGAAATGCTGTTCTATGGCCTCCTGTAGGATTGTGGAGCCTGTAGGCTGCCCGTTTTCGTCTAAGATGGCTTCATCTTCGAAATCTCCGGTAATAAAGACAGCATAGGTCGGAACTCCAAAATTCTTGAAAAAACTGATATTATAGTCTTTGCGGGCTTCTTCAGCGGCTATAGCTGAAATGGCCGGCACATAATCCGGCACTCCGTAATAGGAGCTGCGAGAAGAGTAGTTATGGATCATGATGAGCTCATTAGCGGCCAAATCGCCAGGAAGGGTTCCAAGAGGGAGCTCTTCACCAGTGTCCATGTGTACGTCTTTCTCATAGCCAAAACGCTTAAACCAACGATATTTCACCCCATCCCAGCTCTGAGCGTACTTGTTTTCATCCTTATGAACCCGTATAGTCGCCGCTGGGACATGCTCCAACGATTTGATCTTCCCATGGTGTATGCCACCGTATCTGACTATTTCAAGGCAAGCCCAGCCCACTTCTTCGAAATCTTGCGCAGCTTTCAAGAGTGTGGCCTCAAATGAAGGATATAAGCTCTTAAAGAACTTCTCGATCTCTTTGCGCTCCTCTTCGTCGGCCTCGTCGGAAATGGCAACTAATTCCCAGCCCTGACCCACAGTGTCGACTGCCTTNGTNGCNCAGCAGCGCGCATGGAACGTGTTCTTTTCTGAGAGCGATGCAAGGCCGAAGGGATTGTATGGGGGCTCTACGAGGCCTTTCCTCGCGTATTTGCCCCTGAAGGTGTCGGATTTCAGTTGCTTGGATTCTCCGGCAATTTCATACTGTTTTAAAACTGATTGGGGTACGAATCTGCCGCCTTCGACCAAAACACCGAATGGTATCCTCTTCATGGTCATCTTTCTTTTTCAAGTCTTGCGATGATCTCTTCGAATTGTTCGGCGAATCGGCTTTCCACATCGCTTTTATCAACTTCGCAAAGGTTTACAGCGACTGTTATGAGTCCAAAACGCGTGTCGTACTGTCTATACTCATATTTCGGACATTCCTTGCCGTTTATCGGTTCCTGGACAAAACGGTTTATCTCTTTCATGTTTCACGCCCTCTCCGCGGGTTTACGTGGCTGCCCGCATGTAACTGTAGCTCAATTTGCTAATGCGGTGCACTTCATCCTCCGATATTGTTCTACCACAATTATAGCATTTGAAAAAGCGTTTGCGGCCCTCCTCCGTGTTTACGACGATTTTGCGGGTTCGCACACGCTTTTTTCGTTCAAGATAACAAAAAGGACAATATACAACAATCCTATACAATTTTAGAAACCTCACAGTGGATATTATGGCCTGTTGTGGGCTCCGAACACCATTATCCGCTTTCGGCGGCTCTTCGAAACTTCCATGGCGATTACAAGGGAGTCTAGCATGTCATCGTACTCCCCGCGATCAAATTGGAGGTATTCATCAAGGAAATGGTCTAGGTGTCGGTGTTTTTTGGGCAGGAAGACTTTCCCATTCTCAAACGACACGAAAGACGATAATATCCGCCGAGTCTTATCAGAGTCGGGCCTAATTCTTCTGATTGGTAATCTGTAGCGTCTCAGGACTTCTTGCGGCAAAGCACGCTGATACGCAACGTCTTCGATTCCAATTAGCAGGGGGTCCCATTTTTCGCTCAGAAGCCTTACCATCCTCACCTGCGTTGGGAAATCCGCCCTTTCCCTGTACCAATCAAGGACGTACACGTTTTCGTTGTTATCAACGCCGACCGTTGTGCAAACCGTGTAATGGGCCGTCTCAGACTTGCTTATGGCCAAATCCCAGCCCTGATAGATTCTCAAGTCGTTTGGGAGCTGATCATAGTATCTTAGCCACTCTTCCTTCAGCAGCTGCCCTGCTAGGCCTGAAACGTCGTTCTGATATTCTCTATTGAACATTACGGTGCCCATCTTCTTCTTCTTAGCGTATAACGTCTCCAGGGGCCAGCGTTCAGGCCAAAGGCTCTTCTCCTCTCCTTTTTTTGTTCGGGTGATGGCTTTATCATGAATGATTCGAAACGCGTCCGACTTTATTAAGCGTCCATACAGATCGTTTGGGTGTTTTCTGGTCCCTACAACGATCATACGTCCCCAAGGCTCCAGAAGAGGCTCCACAGTCCCCTGGAACCACTGGAAAACCTTCTCCATGCGTTGGCTTGTTCTCGTGGACTCGTCATCTATCAGATCGTCGGCTATGATAATGTCGAAGTGCGAACCGGTGATCGCACCAAGCAGACCAGCCGCTTCAATCGTAGCGTCACGCTGAGCTTCTGTGCGGTTGAAAAAACAGCATATTGTCCTTCCTGCGGTAGGAGGACAATTCTTCTCTAAAATCGCGCTGAATGAGAGGATTACGCGTAAGATCAGTTTCTATCAAGTCTAAACTCTTCTCAGCTTGTCTATGCGTCTTAGAAAGAATTAGAATCCTCATATTCGGATTATAGAGGCTTTGGTATTCTGGATAGGCTCTGCAAAAGATCGTCGTCTTCCCATGATCCCGCGGGGCTAACACAATAAGGTCATCGTCCGATTCAAGGCTTCTACACCATCGCCTCTGATGTTTGGGGACGTCTAGTTTGAGATAATGGAAGATGAAGTAGTCTATGAGACTACTTGCTATTATCTTGTCTCTTTTTTCGCTCTTTGATAAGCTTTCTACCAACCTCTCGAAGGAGCTCCTTGTCGTATTCATCATAACGGACGTCTTCCTCCACTCTTTCAGTCGATTCGCCNTGNATAAGCAGCGCCAGCTTGATTACGCGCTCTAGATCAGGGATTGAGTTGACTCCGAGTGCTTCTCCTGAGCCACTCTGACGTTTCTCCAGCACCTCAAAAATGAGATCGTTGAGCAATTTCAAATATTGGGCTTTGAAATCGGCCAGCTGCTCATTCAGCCGCTCCTCAGTCTTGCGATTGACCTCGGCGGCTCGGACAGATTCTCTTTCGTCCCAATTAAACTTTTTCTTCCACTCCCAAATTGTGGATTCGCTCCGACCACACTCTGATGCTACTCTTGCCACAGCTTCACTTTTNGATTTGCCTTGCTGTCTGAGCTGGAAATTAACCGCTGAAGCTTATAGAGTATTCCAAGGCGATGATCGTTGTACGCTATCTTGTCATCGTATTCTATTAGTGTGGGGCCTTGTTCGATCCTTCTCTGATTATCCTCAAAGTTCTCAATCATCTCCTTGGTTGGTGTGATCCATTCCCCGTATGCGGGCTGGTCAGGGTCTCCTATCCAAATCCGGACCCTCTCCGCTTTTTTCACCTTCTTTGCTATTTCTTTGAATTCCATTTTTTCACCATCCTTTCAAAAAAAGAGGGGTTATAGGGGTTCGAATTCAAGGGCCACCCTTCGAATCATGTGACAAAACTGTGACATCCCTGTGACATCTTGTGAGTTCGAATTCAAGCTGAACCCTTCGAATCCGCTTGAATCCTCTGAATCGGTATATCCTGTCGTTGACTCTCACTGAATCATATGGATTAAATTCTGATTCATCTATGGTCTCCATCTCAGCCCACAGGGGCCTTAGGCCGGCCTCTGTAAGCCTTGCAATCACTGACAAAGGGGCTACGACAACGATTTCATCATAGCCCCCATCTTCGTATCTCTTTTGAATATCTGATGCATCCTCAAAGGGCTTGGGGTCCTGCACCACATCACAGGCCCCAAACAATTTCCTAAGCTTTCCTAAGATTTCCTAACTTTTCCGGTCCTGCACCACATCACAGGCCCCAAACACCCTATCCAACTCGTCTATTTGTGCTTGTAGTGGTTTGTGTCTTGACATCCACAAGATTTTCATCCTTTCTCACCTTGATTTTTTTTGAAAAAAGAAAGGAAAAAGTGGGTGTGGGGGCTTATTCTCCCCCCACCCAACTTTTGATGGCTTCGAAGACCGCCTCTTGGATATCTATGTCCTCAATGTCGTCTTTTGTGAGTATGAGAATCTCTGGTTCAAGATAGATGTCATAGCTTTTGATTGTTAGGGTGTATGTGTCATTGTGGCAATCCCATACCGGGTACACCCTCACAACCCCCTCTGAGAGCTCCACCTCAATGGTAGGGCCCTCTTGGGGTGTCTTTTGTGGATCTTCTGCTATTTTCTCTGAGAACTCGTAGATCCCTGCGATCTCCATGCCACCCTCGTAGACCTCATCAACCATCTGGTTGAGGT